GCGTCGGCGCATTCCCTTCCGAAGAAATTACACCGGCGCATCAAATTCACGTTTATTTGCAAATTTTCTTGGCAGCTCCACAAGTGCAGATAAGGAAATAAGACCGGCACTCCGGAAGATGAGGGATCGCGTCAGGCAACTTACCAGAAACGAACCTATTGCAACGAAGGCTTTGCAGATATATCGGACGCAAGTGGTTGGTGACAAGGGTCTTCGTCTTCAGGTTCGGGCAAGGAATTTACCAACTAGCACAAATCCGAAAGGGTCTTTAGATATTTCCGGAAATGACATTGTAGAAACTCTATGGAAAGAATTTTGTCAGAAAGGAATTGTTGAGGTATCACAACGTCACTCATTTATTGATTGCCAGCAATTAGTAATTGAAGGTCTAATTCGTGACGGCGAGGTATTAGTTAAGCACGTTAGAAACGCCGATAACAAGTTCGGATATTCCCTGCAATTTTTAGAGCCGGATTATTTGGACGAGGAATATAACACAACCTTGAAGAACGGAAATCGAATCGTTATGGGCGTCGAGTTGAATACCATGAACAGACCGATTGCTTATCACTTATTTGACGGCGCACATCCTTACGATGACATCGGGAAAACAGCCGGAAGGGTTCGTGTTCCAGCATCGGACTTATTACATATATATCGACCGGATAGGGCGCAACAAACACGCGGAGTAAGTGCATTTCATTCTGTGATGGACAAAATACATATGCTGAACGGTTATGCCGAAGCTGAGTTGGTCGCGTCAAGATTAAGTGCATCAAAACCGCTGGTCTTAGAGACTCAAGACGGTACTGGATATGCCGGTGACGATTTTGAGGAAGAAGCGCCGGTTATGTTAGCTGAAGCAGGAAGCATAATGCAGTTACCCGCTGGAACCACAATGAAGGGCATTGATACAGATCATCCGAATTCAGGTTATGGCGAATTCCATAAATCAATACTTCGATCCATCGCAACCGGACTTGGATTAGATTATGTGACGCTGAGTTCAAACCTTGAATCAGTTTCTTATTCTTCGATCCGTTCCGGAACTATTGAAAGCCGTGATAATTACCGAATGCATCAGCAATTCTTGATCGATCATTTTGCACTGCCAGTATTTCGCGAGTGGTTAAATCTTGGTATGACAGCGGGAGCAATTCCGTTCCCGATGGAAAGATATAATAAGTTCGCAAATAATGCTCTATTTCGCCCTAGAGGGTATCAATGGGTCGATCCGCAACGTGAGGTTCAGGCAAATATTAACGCCCTACAGAACGGTTTTATTACCTTTACAGACGTTGCTCAAGCAGTAAGCGGACGTGACGTTGAAGAAGTATTTAGCACTCTACAATCAGACTTGGAAATGGCAGAGCGATTCGGCCTTAAAATTAACATTCAACCATTGGGGCAAAAAGCACCAGCACAACCGGAGGTTAACGAAAATGGAAACGATGACGAATGAAGAACGCAAAAAATTTGAAGATTTAGAAACCCGCACTTTTGCACTTGAATTTGAAAGGGCTGAAGGTGAGGAAGATGAAGGAAGACGTGTCTCTTTATCCTTCGCGTCTGAAGAGCCTGTTTTGAGGTCTTTCGGGTGGGAAGTATTAAGTCACCGGAGCGAAGACATTGATTTATCTTTTTTTGAATCGGGTCGCGCTCCATTACTTTTAGATCACGATCCAACAGTCCAGATTGGCGTAATTGAGTCGGCAGAGATTTCTGAAACTGAAAGGAAGTCCCGATCAGTAGTTCGCTTTGGAAGAAGTGAATTAGCATCGGAAATTTTGCAGGATGTAAATGACAAAATCCGGACTAATATTAGCGTTGGTTATCAGGTTACAAATTTAGAAAAAACTGACGAACAACGCGACGGCTATGACATATATAGGGCAAATTGGTCTCCGTTAGAGGTAAGTCTGGTTAGTATTCCAGCTGATAGGGGAGACATTGGTATAGGTCGCGCCGAAATTCAACAACCAACTATTAAGGAAAATAAAATGGAAGAAACAGCAAAAATTGTCGAAGAAACGCCTAGCGTTGACGCCGACAAAATCAGGCAGGAAGCACTCGCCGAACGCGCAAAAGAAGTTAAGGAAATGCAAGCGTTAGGAGTTCGCCACAACTTGCGCGACTTCGCGGATGAGTGCATACACAACGGAACAGGTCTTTTTGAGTTCCGCGAAAAGATGCTCAATAAAATTGAGTCCAAACCTTTATCCTCAGTCGATGATCCAGTCGATATTAAGCCGAAGGAAGCACAACGCTACTCATTCTTGAGGGCATTAAATGCAGCTTCACGCGGTGACTGGGCTGGTGCAGGATTTGAAGCTGAAATGTCTCAGGAGATGGCTCACAAGTCCGGAAGACAACCACAAGGCTTTTACGTTCCTGACTATGCGTGGCGCGGTGATATGTACACGGCAAAGCGTGAATTAACAGTCGGTACAGATGCGTCCGGAGGTTATTTCG